AGCGGTTACATCGGCATCTCCGGTTACAGCGGTTACTCCGGCATCTCCGGTTACAGCGGTTACTCCGGCATCTCCGGTTACAGCGGTGCGGCAGGGACTGACACCCAATTGGGTATAGATATAAATAGGTTCGGCTTCACCAGTAGGGTTGACACTGTCATAAGTTTTAATGACACGAACGGTTTATTCACGTTAACTGATAATTCAGGAGGAGAAGGCTGGTCGTATTACCGTTCCGGCATAAAATATACGGTTTCGGGAAATAAGAGTGTAACGATAGCATCGCCATTAGTTGACGGCGCCAGGTATTACGTATATATAGATTCCACCGATGGTACGCTGACTGCATCTGAGTCAACGTGGACATTGAATGATACGAAAGTCCCAGTCGTAACCATATATTGGAATAGCGCGATGTCACCCAAATTTATCATGGCCGACGAGAGACACACGTGCTTTATAGATAGGTCCATGCACAGATACGAACACGTCACAGAAGGTACGCGGTTTTATTCAGGCGGCGGAATATCCGGTTATAGCGGCGGAAGTACCGTGCCTGGCAATAAAACGTTCGGCATAGGCGCGGCGTACATCGCCGACGAAGACCTTTTTTTTATGTTGCAAACGCTTGACGATCCAGACGGGGCAACTAATGCGTATTACACTGTATACAGGGATTCTGGAATATGGGACTGGCAGTTTCTGGACATGCCCTTTAAATATGCGGATCTTGGCGCCGGCCAGTACGGCTACATCGAATACGACAATGCAGGGGTGTCTACGCAATGCGCGGCCAACCGATACGTCAACACTTATATTTTCTTATCTAACGCGGTGGTTAATCAAGAATCAAATCCGGATATTACTACTTCGGGCTTAAGATATATGATGCTGCAGGGACGTGCGCAGTATACCACGGCGGCGGCGGCGTACGCGGAATCTTTTGGTACGTTTAGTCTAGCCGGGTTCCCTGTCGCAGAAGGCGTCGCGATATACCAGATAACATGGCAGACTGAAAATTACGCAAATACCGTAAAGGGGCGTTGCGCAATTAACCGCGTCGCCCCTATAACTGCAAATATAGTTACCACGACGTCGCAGGCTCAGGGATCCCACAACACACTCGCCGGACTACAGGGCGGAGCCACCAATGAGTATTACCATTTGACAGCTGCGCAATACGCCGCGCTATCGGCGTCTGGTATGAGCGGCATCTCCGGTTACTCCGGCATCTCCGGTTACTCCGGCATCTCCGGTTACTCCGGCATCTCCGGCGCAACAGGCGAACCCCTATGGCAAAGCGGAACGATAGGCATACGCCCTAAAACGTTGACTGACCGGGTTGGCATAGGTATTGATTCCCCTGCGCACCAGTTGCACGTGTACGGCGCGGTAGACACGCCGGACGACGACGACAACATGCCCAACAACGTCGCGGTTGACGCGCCGTCCACCGCCGATGCCGCGCTGCTTATACAGTGTGCCGGGTCGAGGGCCTGGGAATGGCAGACTTACCGCAATGAACTAGGCGAATTCATATATCTGTACAACAATGTTTCCGAAACGGAGCCCGCCGTTTTCGGTGAGGAGGGCCGCATCGGCTTCAACAAGCAGTCGAACATAATGTACCACCAGGCCGACTACATAAACTATGGAACAGGCGCGCTGGACGACATACACCTGAGCGGCATTTACACGCATTACAGGCAGGCGTATTACGAGGTGGCAATAGCGGCGACCGGAACTCCTGACACGTGGAAGTGGCGCGTATCGTACGACAATGGCGTAACGTGGTCGTCGTACTCCTCGCCCGTCGACTGCAGCACCGATCCCGCCAGCATAGAGTTCGGCATATACGCGGCGTTCGGCGCGGTCACCGGACACAACACCAGCGACGCGTGGAGGTTCACCGCCTTCCCACAGCTCCCGCAGGGCACCATGACCGTCGCGCCTAGCAGGTTCGACGAAATCCTCACGACAAGCGACTATACGGCGGGTTCGCCCGCTTGGAACATGCGCACTTACGAAGCGAACACCATATACGGTTCAAATATGGTGCTCCTGCCAACGGGCACCACTTCGGCCGTGTATATAGGCAAGAAATCCAAGTACAACAGCGTGTCGTTTTACGTGTATTCCGCGGCGACCGGCGTGACGCTGAAGGCCGAGTACTGGAGCGGCAGCGGGTGGACCCAAATTACGAGCGGCTCGCACTACCTCATGGACGAGACGTCCAATTTCACCGTCAACGGCCGCATACTGTTCGAAAAGGACCTTCTCGCCGGGTGGGCTAAAACGACGCCGCCGGGCATAACCGGCCCCGACGGGAAATACGACCTGTACTGGATAAGGATAACTTCCACGACCAACGTGACGGTCGCCCCCGTTGCCAAGATGGTGGTGCCGAACTCCAGCAGGAGGTTTTCGGTCTACNCCGCGCACTTCGACCCGTACCCGGCGTTTTTCGTCGANCCGGCCGGGCGCGCGGTCGTGCAGCACCACACCACGCTGGCGGTGGAGCTGCNGCCCACGTCCACGTTGCAGGTGTACGGGTCTTTCGCCACGCGCATTACCCAATTCACCGATAGCGCAACGCTGGACGACAGCCACAATTCCGTAATTGCCAACAAGGCGACCGCCATAACGATAACCGTGCCGCTTGCGTCCGGCGCGTCCGGCAGGATGTACTACATAAAGAACGTCAACGACGGCGTTTGCACCGTGGCGCGCAGCGGGTCTGACACGTTCGGCGCGGCCGACACCACCATAATACTGTATAACAGGCAGTCCGTTCTGATACAGAGCGACGGCGGGTCCGCGTGGCGCATCATTTCCATAAACAGGTCGCGCGCGTCGCTGGGCATAAAGACGACGGACTTCGCGTCGACCGGCACCGGAACCACCTCCCTGGTTCTGGACACGACGACCGCCAGACTGTACGTGAGGCACCAGACGTCGTCGACGGCGTCGCAGACGTACACGTATTACGTGGAACTGGTGCTCCCCGAAAACTTCCTCAGCTTCCCCGCCAACGCGCTGACTGTAAACGTCAGGACGTCGCGGCGCACCGCGGGTTCGCATACCGCCACGATCTACAAGTCGGACAATACCACCGATTCTACCATAAGCGCGGCCAGCATCCAGGCTTCTGCCGAAAATACGTGGGAGACGAAGACGCTCACGCCCGGCTCAACCTATTCGCCCGGCGAACGGGTACTTATCGCGTTCGCGAGCCAGCTGTCGGGCTTAAACAATGCCACGCAGGACCTGGACAACATCATATTAACGTACAATACACTGTAAAGACATGATACTCGCAAAGAAAACAATGAACGACGGGTCGATAATAATATCGCCCGACAAGACCGTGAACGGGAACTACGCGGTGCAGGAGACGCTGTTGCCCGGATGGGAAGACATAACCTCCATGGAGAACTGGGACGCGCTGCACGGGGTTGTTGACAAGGACTACAAGTACGCGCGTACTGAGATAATGACGCTGGCGTGGGCCAAAATGCGGGGCGACCCGGCTAACTGGGACGACCTAAGCGCCGCCGAGAAGTCGGTTGCCGCGCGGTGGTTCGTGGTGCCCAAGCAGATGCGCGATACGGTATACACGACGGCCCAGCAGATACCTATGGCGGAGGTGTTCGACACTATGTCTATAGCGTCGCGCCGCACCAGGTTCGCAAAGGCCAAGTACGAGATATACAACAGGCTTACCGTGGAGCAGGCCAACGTCATAATAAACGAGATAGAGCGGAGCGCGTCGGCCATCACGCCGAATTTGCGGGACCAGTACATCGAGTACGGCCGCGTTGGCACTCCCGAGGGGGACCCGGAAGGCCTGTTCGATTACGTCGTGTCCCAGGCGGGCACGTCGTTCGAGAACGCCGGCTTTTCCAGCCACGACTACGTTCCGGAGGGATACGCCAGCATGTCGGCATTTGCCGTAAAGATAATGGACATAGTTAAGAACGGGAATTACTGACGCGATATATAATATTGTAAAAAAATACCAAAGTATAATGAAAAAAGTTCTTGTGTTTGTTTTCGCGGCGGCTATGCTTACCGCGTGCGGCCCGGTCAGTGACGAAACCACAGTTGCCGCAGACAGCGTTGTCGTGGCGATGGATACCGTCGCAGCCGAGCTTGACACCATTGTTCCGGCCGACACTATAAGTTCCGTAAAAAAGTAAGACGACGATGATAGTTGACAGCCCGTATACCAAGATGAAGCAGTCCAGGGATGTCCTGCTGCACACCGGCTACGACTACCGCGAGCAAGTATTGCGCCGCACAATGTCAAAGCAGATGTTCAGGACTAACNAGACGCTGACGGGCTTTCTNGACCGCATCGGCGAGGTAATTTACGACCTCATCGAAAACGTGAAACGGATAAAAACATTCGCCAATCCGGCGCTCGACAGAAACGAGCGTCGACTAATCTGACAAGGGCCTGAAACTATCAGGCCTTTTTTCGTATAATATAAAAAACCCTGTTAAAATGGAAAAGACGTATAACGAAATCATCGGCTTCAACAACACGCTTGCCGGCATGAGCCGCGAACGCTGGCCGTTCGGCGTGACGCTCGCCAAGAACATCAAGCTCATGGACAAAATCATCGCCGATTACAACGAGAAGCGGCAGGCGGTAATCGACCAGTTCGTAAAGCGCGATGAAAACGGAGAAATACTCGGCGTGATGCGCGACGTAAAAGTGTCAGAGGGCGAGGAACCCAGGCAGGAGCGCGTCAAGAACCCCACCCGTATCGACGAGACCGAATGGATCGACCGCGAAGCGTTCGACAAGGCCGTGGCCGATCTGAACAGCACCAAGATAAACTTGGAACTCATACAGGTTGACGCGAACCAGGTGTACTTCAATCTGCAGGCAAACCGCGACATGACCATCGCGCAGTACCTTGATTCCAATGCCGAGCCCGGCCTCATGATTTATCTTTCAGAGTTCGGCTTCTTCAAAAATCTGGACCTGTAGAGGAATCTGCTAAAAATGAGTATGCGTGCGGCCACAGTCCTTTGGGATTGTGGCCGTTCCAATTTGTATAAATAATAAAAAGGCAATCCTTTCACATGAACGACGCCAATAAGAAAAAGTTGCGTAACGAGCTGGATACCCTCATGCAGGGGTTCGGCCAAACTTTCGGGGACGGCACCGGCACGAAGGACGCGTCCGAACTGATCGGTAAGAAACTTGACGAGATAGCCAAGCCGGCCAAGCAATACGACTTCGACATGGACGAGCTGGACAAGCAGTTCAAGGTAAAGGCGCAGCTGCTCATCAACTCGATGTTCGACTTTTACCTGGACGCTGACGTCATAGACAAGATAGAGTACACGAAGCGCAAGAGGGACCTTGACACGAGCAACATATCCAACATGCTGTGGCAGCTCAAGACCGTAAAGATAACCATTTCAATCTTGATGGACGAGATCACGTCCGGCAACACGAACCCCAAGACGATAGCCGCGCTGTCTGACATGCAGGACCGGTTTTCGGAGATAATGCGCATGCAGGCCAACTACGTGATATTCCTGGAAGACACGTACAAGAAGATGAAGTACGAGACCGCCGACGCGGAGACGGATCCGGACAGGCGCGAAATGAAGGCTTTGGGCAAAGCGCGGGAAGAGGCTGACGACAGCGAGTATTTCTTGACCGCAAACCCCAAGGAGCTCATACGGCAGATCACGGAAGTGACGCCGCTGTCTGAAGAGGAGCACGCCGAAATGAAGGCGCAAGGCGAGGACTGTATTTCGTCTGACACAGGCACGAAGAACACCGATCCCAAGCTGAAGGAGGAACTCATGACGGAACGCAATATACAGGTTGAAAAGAAAGACGGCGGCACCGAAGGGTACGACTCGCTGCTAAACATGATATAAAAACGCATGCCTAAGGATTTTATGCGCGGCGGCGCGTTCAGCAACCTGAACATAGCCGCGATGGAAAAGAACGCCGAAATAGGCGCTACAGTGTGGACGTCCGAAAAAGTGAAGAAACTGTTGGACGACTACGCGGCCGGCACTGTTGACATCCGCGGGTACAAGGGTTCCCCGTTCTTCATGAACGACGTCAACCTGCGCAAGCCCAAGCTCCAGTTCCAGTACACCAAGGGGGAGATGCGAGAGCTGCGTAGGTGCGCAAAAGATCCCGTGTACTTCGCGCGCAACTACTGCCGGCTGTTTACAGAGGACGGCTACATACCGGTCAACCTCCGCGACTACCAGCGGGAAGTGATAAACGCTTTCCTTAAGAACAGGTTCAACATACTCATGGCCAGCCGGCAGGTTGGCAAGTGCAATTTATTCATTTCCAATCTGTTAGTCGTTGGTGCAAATGGTACCACGTATAATTTGCCAGTTTACGAACTGTGGTACGGTTTGTTAAAAAAACACAAGATGGTTACCGTTTTTGCGTGGTTGAAATATCATTTATATAAAAAATATCATTTTTTGACAAAAAGCCAATGATATATAAAAATAAAAGATATGGGCAAGCATAGAAAATACAGGCAATTGAAAGAAACGGAATGTTTATACTGTCACAATACGTTTATGACCACGGGGAATAATGTGAAGTATTGCTGCAGAGAACACGGTAAGTTGCATGCGATTGAATTGAAATACGCCAATGGCATGGAGAATGAGGATTATGTTGTATGCCGTTGGTGCGGCATGCGTGTTGGCCGCATTTACGGCAAGCATATGTTGAAGCATCATCCTAACAGGAGTACGCGCGATTACGCGGAGGAATTTCCCAATGCTCCATTATGTTCCGCGCGCGACCGGCGCGAGACGTCGAAGAGCAGTGGTTTGCACATGCGTTTGCCGGAATACAGGGATGCCGCGCGTAACGCCATTCTTGGCGATAAAAATCCGAATCATTCCAGCAGGGTTGATGAGTCGTGTCGCAAGTCCGTTTCGCCGTATTCGAAGGAGTTTTACCGGAAGAGGTATCCAGATTTGTCAGAGGACGATTTGGAGTTGATGCGTTTGGAGAAGATGAATTCCGCGATTGCGAAGCGTGTGTTGCCGTCACAGCCGTTGTATTGGATTTCGCACGGATATACTGAGGACGAGGCGAAGATGAAGGTGCGTGAGCGTCAGCGCACGTTTACTATGGAAAAACTTGTTGCCAAGTACGGGGAGGAAGATGGGATGCGCAGGTGGCACGCCCGGCAGATTAAATGGCAAGAAAAAATGAAATTGACGCGGAAGGCAACTGCGTTTAGAGTTAATTCTGGTACATCAACACTTGCGTCGAATTTTTTTTCACGGTTAAAAATATCATACCCTACGGCGATAACTAATAAAGATGAACTTGTGTTAATTGGTAAAGACAATAAACAATATTATTATGATTTTTGTATTGAGAATAAAATAATAGAATTTAATGGTACGTATTGGCATTGTGATCCAAAAAAATATCGGCCTGATTATATTCATCCTCAAATAAAAAAAACAGCAATGGAAATTTGGGAATATGATAAGTATAAATATTCGATTGCTGAAAATATGGGATATTCTGTTTTATGTATTACGGAAGCGGATTACGTTACCGATCCGGACGGTACCTTTAAAAAATGTATTGATTTTTTGAATGCGTGATTTTTTGGCGAATATAATACTGTTGCTGATACGGTTGGTTGAGGTTATGGAATACGCCAACAGGCGGTTCTTGCCGGAGAGCGACCATACTGACAAGTTTGTAAGGGCGGTTGACGCGGAGGGTTTGGTGGTGATGTCGGATCACGGTCCCGTGCCGGTTACGGCGATTCTCGCGACCAAGCCGATGCGAATGTACGAGGTGCGTTTGGCCGACGGCCGGGTATTGCGTTGCGCCGATACCCACGTATATTTTAAAAGCGACATGTCGGAGGTGTTTGCTATGGATTTGCGCCCAGACGATCTGTTGTTCGGGGAGGCCGGTCCCATCGGAGTGGTTTCAGTAAGGCGCACTATGCACAAGGTTTCGATGTGCGACGTTTCGGTGGCTTCGCCGACGCGCCGTTATTATTCCGACGGCGTGCTTTCGCACAACACTGTTACTGCCGCCGTATTCATGCTGTGGTACATGCTCTTTCACAAGGAAAAGAATGTGCTCGTCGTCGCCGACATTGGGGAAACCACTAAGGAAATAATAGACAAGATAAAGAACATCATGAACAACCTGCCGTTTTTCATGAAACCGGGCATAGTCATAAACAACGTCATGTCAATGAAGTTCGACAACGATTGCAGGCTGATAGGCAGGAACACCACAAGGAAGACAGGTATCGGTCTCTCGATAAACCTCCTGTACATGGACGAATTCGCGCACATCGACGAGTCGTACCTTAAATTCTTCTATTCCAACATTTACCCGACCATTGAGGCAATGCCAAACTCCAAGATCATCATAACGTCCACGCCAAACGGCATAAACACATTCCACGACCTGTGGATCGCGGCGTTGGACAAGCAGAATTCGTACTACCCCATGCGCATAGACTGGTGGCAGGCGCCCGGGAGGGACGAGGCGTGGAAAAAACAGACCATCGCCAACCTCGCGTCGGAGGAGGACTTCAACCAGAACTACGGGCTCCAGTTCTTCTCCGCCGACCACTTGCTGCTCGACTCTTTCGACATAAAGAAGATATACGACATAAAGCAAGCGTACGTTCCGTTGCACATGGACGCGCTGACGATAGAGGGCGTGAATTATTCCAAGTACTTCTCGGTTCACCCGCGCCTTTACGAGAAGCACATGCAGTCGGGGCATTGCGACTTCAAGTACATGCAGGATTATTTCATATTCACGATAGACACCGCGGACGGCGTGGGCCGCGACTATTCGGTGTGCAACATATATAAGCTCGCGCCGCTGCCGCTGCAGTTTCTGCTCAAGCACCGCACGTCCATACACGCTGAATACGAGATAGTCGGGCTGATACAGGTTGCAACGTTCAGGAGCAACAGCATCAATACGGACAAATTCGCCGACGTGGTGCAGTCCATGCTGTTCAGGGTGTTCGACCACGAGAAGGTTAGGGTCGTGCTAGAACTCAACCACAAGGGGTTCGTGGTGAAGGACCGCATCGAAAAGCACGGCGAGTATTGGCCCGGCTTGCTCATCCATTCAAAGCACACCATTAACGCCAAGTTCTGGTCGCCTGGCATATTGTTAAATTCTACGCAGAAGAAAATAGAGTACTGCGAGCGGTTCAAGTACCTGATGTCGGTAGATCGCATAATACCGAACGAGCTGCACACCGTTCAGGAAATAGGCTCGTTCGGAAAGGTGAACAATGGGACGTTCAGGAGCCAGACAGGCAATGACGACTTGGCGGTATCGTCCGTAAACCTGGCCGCGTTCTTCGACTCGCCGCAGTTTTACGAGTTGTGCGGAGAAGTGTACAACGAAATACAGGACAAGGAATATTTGAAGGCCGTGGATACTCAGATATTCGAGTACAACCGTTTGCGCGAAAACGCGGACCGTCATATAAACATGATGTATCTCAACGAGTTGAATCAGTCGACCAATTAACTTGGGGATTCTCAGTATAAATTAGTTAAAACGTAAAACTTTTAGGTATATTGCCAGTATAATAAATAATGTTAAGACATGGAATATACCGAAATTAAAAAAACACACGTATACGAATTGCTGTACCCTTTCGCGGCAAAGGCACTCGGACTCGCCAATTTATTCTTGCGTAACAACTCGGACATAGTAGTGACCTATCACGGCAACAAGTACTGCGGTCCGGACGATACCGCAGACAACGCAATGAGCAGGTTGACAGTTAGGTGTAAGGTGCGTAAGCACGGAACCGTGCATTTCACGCCGTACATGGATGAAAACGAAGAACTTAAATATAACGTGTACGTCAATGACGATTTGGTTGCGCGTATTTCTTCTATTGAGTGGGAATTGATACGCCCCAAGGTATACGGCGACTTTACGGAGTATTTCATCGAGCACGGCAAGGCGATAGGCGCATACCAATACTTGCTTAAGCATACGGAAATGCGCACGCAGCCTTTTATAATTTCGCACTACAGAGATTTTGTCCGCGGGTTCCGCCAAACCCTGCACGTCAACTTTGGCAGGTTTACTGGCACGACGCTCGCGCATCCCGTCGAAATAATGTTCGACAGCGAATTCGCGTACGGCACGCCGGTACACGAACACGCGGTGGTGGCCAAGACCACCGACAATCGGCTAATGCTGATAACGACATCCCTAAATTAGCGAATCGAAATGAAAACTAATATAAACAACAGTTATGCAGACAGACGCAAAAAGTGCCAACGCGATCGCGAACGACCGCATTCAAGAACTTGCCGCCAGGGTTGCGGACAAAAAAAACAAAAACGTACGCAGGGACATGAATGACCTGATGGTCATGATTATGCCCAAGCTGCGGTTTTACGTTTGGGGATTCATGAACAGCGAAGACGATACTGACGACGTACTTTACAATGCGCTTGAGAAAATTTGCATTAACATAGGTACGTACAACCCGGCATACAGGTTTACGACGTGGGCGTTTACTATCGCCAAGAACGAGGCGCTGACGTGGCTCAACAAGATGCGTCCGGAAAACGAGGACATCGACGACCACTTTTACAAAATCGCAAACATGCTGATTGATGACACGGAAGATGTCATGGAACGCGAGGTGCATCGTGAAAACATACTCGTGGAAGTTTACCGCGAGATACAACGCATTTCGGTGGACGAGGACAACCTCATGATGCTGGAAAAGGACATCAATCGACGGAAGGGCAAGGACATTGCCGAACAGTACGGCATAAGCGAAAACACCGTAAAGACGCGCATACGTGCAGGGCGCAGGCGCGTCAGGGAGCACGTCTTGCAGGTATACCCCGAATTGCAGAGTCGGCGAATTATACTCGAGCTGTGACTTGAATAAATAATATGGCGGGCAATGGCCGTCGTCAAACCAATACGAGATGAAGTACTTTAAATTGAATAACCCGATCAAGAAGCTGCGCCTGATGCTGCGCGAGATAGACAACTATTATTTCTTCATGAGGCAGGTGGAAATAATGGAAGATACCGGCGTGTTGAAACACAATAAGATCAAGCGCAACGAAGACCATGCTATTTACGGCGCCATAAACATGCCGCCGGAACTGCTGATGTATCACAACGA